ACACATATAACAACACAATGGCGGGTAGAATGACACGAATGTCGCAAAGCGACAAAAAGAGAGTGAAGGCAGCCTCATCGAGTATAAAGGAACGGATATCATATTTTGGGACTGATAAATTCAGAGCTGACTTCACCTTAGAGGTGATGGAATCTCTAGACAGATTTGAAGCAAAGAGAAGGAATAATCTGTATTCTATAGTGATGCCATCAGGTTCGGGGAAAACAAATCTATGTGATCGTTACGGTTTCATTGATATAGATAGGTTGACTACCAAGGGTGAGCACGACTATTTGAATGATCTACGCATAGATGCACTAACAGGAAAAGGGACGTGGGAAAAGCATAATAAAATCTGGCTTACAATGGTTAATGAAACTTTAGATATGATGGTATTTAGCAGGCCTACAGTAATATTAGTACACTCAGAGATATTAGCTCTTTCAATAGGAGCGTGGCCAATAGCTGGGATGGCACCATCAGATGGACTATTTCAGGCAGTGTATAAACAGAAAGTGGATGCAGATAATGAAGCGGGCGCGTTACTTATGGCCTCAAATCGAGAGGAATTCATGAACCACACAAACATAGTGATGGAGTCTAAATCGTTCTTTAATTCGTATGAAAAGTGTGACGAGAGAGTGTTGATGATACTTTGCCTTAAAGGAATACCGTGTCCATGTCCGTATAAATTCAGTAGGAGGGTGAAGTGTGACGATTATTCAGACGACGCTCCCGATTGGATCACGGTGGGTGATAGGAAGAAACTGAATGTTCAGGAACTCCTGGATTTGTTTGGGGCAGGGAAGGTTCCGAAGGAGAGCCTTGATTATTTTTTAAAAAGTGAGGAGATACCTGCTTCCTTTGGATTCGGATTGCGGAAGAATGAGTGGTCTATGATGATGGCAGAGTTAAGGTATTCGATATCAATACCAGCTAGATTTGAAAAGAATGCCGATATGGGAAAGATATTTCCATATAAATATCAGAAGAATATGACACGAGCGAATTTGACAGTTAGTAGGCTTGTCAAGGGGATGGATGTATTCTCAGATGATACCGTTTACGGGATAGCCTGTCACCATATAGGTAAGCCTAACAACTTCGTAACAGCAGTAATCTGCTACTGGATTGGGGTAGGTCAGTATTCAAAATTTAGCTGGTTGATAGAAAAGATGCTCAAAGTATCTTTTCATAGGTGGACTAACACTTTTAAAGAATTACACGGACTGTTGCGGTTAAGTAACTTTCTGTTTGATGAAGAGTTGACAGAGAAGGAGAGGCATAATATGCTGTACTTGGAGCTGCTCGTCGGCAAAGAGGTGGAGGAAACTGATTGGAGGAAGGAAATAGACGATAGGACATGGGAAAGGGATCTGCCTGACCATAAGGCCTACGACCCCAATTTGATGATGTGGACAGAATCTCAGTATGTGAAAGACTTTGATGATGCTCTCTCTCTTTCATATACCAGGCTGGGTAAGGGATTAGAACGTACTGTGGCAAGTTTTTCAGACTTCTACGAGCGAAGAGCTAGCTGGCTGACTAAAGGGAGCACTGTTTACAATGAGTTGGATGTGGACCTCAGAAAGTACACAGTTGACTTGATTAATGAAGTTGGGGAGATTGTTGGTAACATACAAGCTAGGCATAATAAAAAATCGCTCTTTGAAGTCATGGATGCTATACCATTACTTGGCAACACATTTGAGCTTTTCAATGCAACAAAGATTGTAACTAAGTTGGATGAAAATGGCCATAAGAAGAGAGCATTATTACCAGGATCCATGATGCACTACTTAGTCTTTGCTTATGTATTACACTTTGTGGAGCAAGATAATCAAGTAGGCAATGTTAGATTCAATGCACCTGCCGATGATGAGTTGCCTTATTTTGAGCAAAAGATGGCAGTCATTCCTCGGCTACTATTCGACTGGGCGAATTTTAATTTATACCATTCAACCTTTGAGATGGCGAAAGTGATTGAAAGGCTTTCTACAGTTATCGATGCTCCTGAAGACTATAAATATTATGTGCAAGCAATTGCTGAATCAATGTACAATATGGTAATAATCGACCCGGAAGGGGGAAAGCATGCAGCGGGTAGAGGGCTCTACTCAGGTTGGCGCGGTACTACAAATATTAATACTGTTCTTAATGATACATATAATAAAGTTGGCGAAATGTCTTTTGTTAGGTTGTATGGTAGGGAACCATATAGGTATGTAGATGGTGGCGGGGACGATCATGATGGCGGATTAAATAGGGCGGAGGACGGTTACAAAATGTTAGCGATAATGAGGAAGATGAATTTCAAAAGTCAACCAATAAAACAGATGATAGCAATGAAAAGTGAGTTCTTCAGAAATACCGTTACAGTTGACGGAGTATATGCTAGTCCAATAAGAGCACTTGTGACATTCATTAACGGAAAATGGGAAGGCTCAGGAACTGTACCGCTTAAAGAGAGGGTAACTAGCATTCTCGATCAGATAGCGAAAGTTAGACGGAGGGGAGTTGATGGCCAGTTCTGCAACACTATGGGAGTCATGTGCCTTAGCCATTGGTGCAAGGTTCGAGAAGGTGAAGAATGGTTGGATTTGCCTTCCGAAGTTATACACGGGAGTCTAGAGGACGGTGGATTCGGAGTACCAGATAATGAGGGGAAAGTATGGCGGCTCAGTGAAAAAATACCAGAGCCTAAGCTGACTGAGGACGTTGCTGGTCCTCCAGGGAAGATGGCTACTACAGACTGGATTTCGGTCCTATGTAGAGAGGTTGAACAGCTAAATATAGATGTTCAGGTGACAAGAGAAAAAGTGAGCGAAATGGCTGAGGCCTCATTCGATATAT